GCGTCGTGCCACAGCAGGAAGACAGTGCAAGAGATGCACGCAGGTTGACAGGCTGCCTAGATTTTGAGCAGGCACGGCATAGGGGGGTGCCCGCCGAGTCTGCCAACGAGGTAAACGGCAGGTACTACTGGGGGCGTGCGTCCGCAGAATTCACGCGCGTTTTTCAACTCTGAAATCGGATGCCCAAAAATGCCGCGAGGCCGCAGGCCCAAAACGGCCGCACAGAAGCTGCTGCAGGGGAATCCCGGCAAGAGGCGAATCCGCCCCGACCTGCCGGCTGAATCGGGCGCTCCTCCGATGCCCGAGCGCCTGATGGTCGAGCCAGTGGCGGTAGCCAAGTGGCAGGAACTGGTGCCGATCCTGCTGGAAATTGGAACGCTGACGACATCGGACGGCGAGGCGCTCGCGACTTTGTGCGAAGTCTATGCTGCGGCTCAGGCGTGCCTGCTTGAATTGCGGGCATCTGGCCCGGTCATCAGAACGGACCTCGGCGGCGTGAAACCGAATCCGGCTGGCTCACTCTACCGCGGTCTGGTTTCGATGCAGGCTTCGCTAATGGGAGAGTTTGGTCTGACCCCGACGTCGAGGGCGAGACTTGGTGGCAAAGAAAACAAGCCCGCGGACGAGGTCGAAGAGTTCTTCCGCGTCCACGGCGCGTGACCTCTGCGCCGCCGGCCAGGCGAAGTACGACCGCGTCGTGTCGTTCTTCGAGAAGCTCTTGCGGCACAGCAAGGGCCAGACTGCCGGGCAGGCGTTCAAGCTGCTGGAGTGGCAGCACAAAGTGCTACGCGAGCTGTTCGGCCGAGTCACTCCCGATGGAGTTCGGCAGCGGCGTATCGGGTACATCGAACTGCCAAAGAAGCAAGGCAAAAGCACGACGCTTGCCGGGTTGGCGCTGTACCTGACCGGGTTCGACTCAGAGCCAGGTGCCGAGGTTTACGGTGCGGCGTGTGACCGTGAGCAGGCAGGCATCATCTACCGCGAAGCCGCCAGCATGGTCCGTGCTTCGCCTGGTTTGTCAAAGCACTTTGAGGTGATCGACTCGCGCAAGACTATCGTCCACCGGGCGAGCAACTCGTTCTACCGCGTCCTGTCCGCTGATGCGTTCCGTGCCGAGGGGCTGAATATCCATGCCCTGCTTTTCGACGAGCTTCACGCCCAACGCGACCGCCGTCTCTGGGATGCCCTGCGGTACGGCGGTGCCGCTCGTCGGCAGCCGCTCATTCTGTCGATCACGACCGCAGGCTATGACCGCCGGTCAATCTGCTGGGAGCAGCATCAGTACGCCGAGAAGTGCATCGCTGATCCGAAGTTCGACCCAGCCTTCTACGGCTGCATCTTCGCGGCTCCACAGGAGTGCGGCGTCGATGGGACGTGGAAGGAAGAAAAGACGTGGCGGGCCGCCAATCCGAGCCTCGGCGAGACGATCACGATTGAGTCGTTCAAAGCCGACGCCCGCGAAGCAGAGCAGTCGCCGACGAAGCTCAACTCGTTCCTCCGCTACCGGCTCAATGTCTGGACGACGCAGGATACGCGGTGGATCTCGCCGTCTGCGTGGGGAGCGTGTGCCAGCCCGCTGCGACCATTCGGCGATCGTCCCGTCTACGCCGGGCTCGACCTTGCCAGCACGTATGACCTTTCGGCGCTTGTGCTCGTCTGCCCTGACCCTGCGGACAACTCGTGCGACGTGCTGCCGTTCTTTTGGATACCAGAGGCGAACGCCGTCGAGCGTGCCCAGCGTGACAAGGTTGACTACCTCGGCTGGATTCGTGACGGGCATATCCGCGTGACCGATGGCAACGTCACCGACTACACGGTGATGCACCGGGACATCACGGAAATCTGCCGGCAATACAACGTCCGTGGCGTGGCTGTAGACATGAAGTTCAACGCCCAGATGCTCGCCAACTTGCTGCAAGGGGACGGGCTCGCCGTGTCAGGATGGCCACAGGGCGGTCCCGGTATGTCCGCTCCCGCGAGGACGCTCGAGAACCTGATCCTGCAAGGTCGCCTGCGGCACGCCGGGCATCCGGTGCTGACCTGGAACGCTGGCAACGCAGCCATCCACGAAGACAGGCGAGGCAACATTTTCCCGAGCAAGCAGGCCAGCACGGAGCGAATTGACGGCATCGTGGCGCTGTGCCAAGGGCTCGGAATGTGGATGAGGTCGGAGCAGAGCAACGCCAACGCCGCCCCGGAAATCTTCTTCATATGATCGCCCCCAGCGAACACCGCATCCTGTGGCTCCCCGGCGAAGAGCGATCGTGGGATGACGATGGCGGCGGTCGCTCGCCGGCCGGCGTGCGAATCACGCCAGAGAATGCGACCTCGGTCGCGGCGGTGTTTTCGTGCCTGCGGATTTTGGCCGAGACGGTGGCGGGCCTGCCGCTCCACCTGCTCGAGCGGACGCCTGGCGGCGGCAAGCGACTCGCCCGCGAGCTGCCGCTGTATCGCAAGCTGCACTCGCAACCAAACGCATGGCAAACGAGCTTCGAGTGGCGCGAGCAGATGGTGATGCACGTCGGCCTGTGGGGCGACGCCGAGAGCGAGCTTGTGCCAGGGCAGTCAGGGGCGATCGACCAGATCGTGCCGCTGCACCCGAGCCGGATGAAGACCGAGACGCTTGAGAACGGCCGGCTGCGGTACACGTACCGCGAGGCGAAGGGCAAGCAGACGATTTACACCGACGAGCAGATCCTGCACGTCCGCGGCCCAAGCGACGACGGCGTGCATGGCATCTCGGTGGTGGAGGAGTGCCGCGACGCGATTGCCCTGGCTCGTGCGTGCGAAATCCACGGGGCGAGGTTCTTTGGTGCCGGTGCCCGGCCGGGATTCATCCTGTCGACCGACAACCAACTCAACGCCGACGCTCGCCGCGAGCTTGCCGAGAACTGGAACCGCAAGCACCGCGGCTCGTACAACGCTCACGAGACGGCCGTCCTCACGGGCGGGCTGAAGCCCTACGAGGTGCCATACGCGAGCAACACCGACTCGCAGTATCTGGAGCTGCGGGAGTACCAGCTGCGCGAGATCGCCAGGCTGTTCCGTATCCCTGGCTATCTGCTGGGGATTGAGCCGGGTACGCCGCAGGCCGAGATTCAATTCGTCACGCACACGATCATGCCGTGGCTGCGGCGTCTCGAGTCGGCATTCATGCGTGACCTCATCGTCGACGACGAGCGGTATCTGGTCGAGTTCGACGTGCGGGGGCTCTTGCGTGGCGATGCCGCCAGCCGGTCGGCGTACTACCGTGCGATGTGGGACATCGGCGTCGTTTCGACCAACGACATCAGGGCGAGCGAGAATCTTGACCCGGTCGATGGCGGCGACGAGCGGTATCGGCCGCTGAACATGGGCACGCTTGGGGCACCGCCGTCTGTTGGCGACGTGCTCGCCCAGCAGCAGCCCGGCAGCGGCATCGACGGGCAAGCGGTCGAGGGCGGGCTCGCGGCGGCAGAGCAAGGCCAGCCAGCCGAGTCGGTGGCCGCGAGCGAGACCAGTTTGACAACGGCAGAGGTGTCGTCGCTCCTGACGGTCGTGAAGCAAATCACTGACGGGATGCTCTCCATCGACGCGGCCCGTGCCATCATCGCGGCAGCGTTCCCGGTGCTGTCGCCCGCACGGGTCGAGACAATCCTGCAAGGCGTGCAGGCACCGGAGCCGGAACCGCTGCCAGATCCCCAGCCTCAGCCAGTTCTGGCAACGCGAGCGATGACCGTCAGTATCGACTTCGATCGAACATTCGCCGCCGACCCGCAGCTGTGGGGCGAGTTTGCCCGCAAGGCGGTCGCGGACGGCAATCGTGTGGTGATGATTTCTCGAAGGCCAGAGTCAGATCGAGAGGAGGTGATCTCATCTCTCGGCGACTACGCCGAGTCGTTCTCCGACGTGCTGCTCGTGGGTGGTGACACGCTCAAGGCTGACGCCGCCCAGGCGGCGGGGATCAGCGTGGACGTGTGGGTGGATGATTCGCCGCAGTTCATCCGGGGCGAGCAGCGTGCCCAGCCGGGCACCGTGTCGGAAGGTGACTTCGTGTCGTGGGATTCCTCGGGCGGCCGTGCTCGCGGGCGGATTGACCATGTGATGGATTACGGCACGCTCGACATCCCCGGCACTGACTTCAAGATTGACGCTACGAAAGAAGATCCGGCCGCACTCATCACGCTCTACGAAGAAGTGACTGGCGGTTGGCAGGCGACCGAGACGCAAGTCGGGCACAAGGTGTCGACGCTCACGAAGATCGACCCGCTTCCCGAGCCGCCGCCGGTCGAGGAGAACGCCTACGGCAAGCCCAAGCGGAAGGGGAGACGCCGCGGCTAGGTATCGCCTCCCCGCAATGCTTGGCATTTGACTATTTCTCGGATACAATGCTCACTCGCTTGGGAGAAGCATTGCCATGCCGAAGTTCAAGATGCGGGCGTCGTTCTCGAAGAGTTGCCGACGGTGCGGCAGGGCTTTTGTGCCCAACTGGTCGCACGTTCGCAAGGCGTGGTCTGAGTATTGCTGCAAGCGGTGTGGACAAGCCGGGCACTATGAGGCAAACAAGACTCTAGTTCATCCGCCCTTCGCGGCTAACGTGCTGTCTGAACTCAAGGCTCTTTGGGACGGCGGAGCCACATGCACCGAGTTGATGTCAAAGTACAAGGTCGGCGACAAGTACATTCGCCGTGAGTTACGGCGTGCGGGCGTTGACGGCGAGGATTTCCGCCCGCGAGGGGCACGCGGCCGAAGGCCGACGAACGCACGAGCCTATCGCTTTGGTGCGTTTAGCAGCCGAACGCCAGAGGCCGCGTACTGGGCCGGGTTCCTGATGGCCGATGGCTGCATTAGGGATGGAGGCGAACTCCTGCTCAACGTACACGTCCAAGATAGAAAGCATATTGAGCTATTTGCCGAATGGATCGGATTGCCTGCGGAGTCTGTTTACAAGTCGAGCGGCAGGATGGGGTCTGGCGATCAGTCAAAAATCCACCTAAAACACGCGCAACTTCTGGAAGACCTAGAACCGTGGGGCGTCGTGCCAAGAAAGTCGTATGTGTTTAGACAGCCCAAAGTTCCTGCCAAGCTCTTTCCGCACTTTGTTCGAGGGTGGTTTGACGGCGACGGATGCGTCTCGTTGAGAAAGGGTCGCGAGAGATGCCGCATCACTGGAAACAGCAATGCAATGCAATGGCTGGGCGAGCAAGTCGAGATTTTGTCTGGAGTCTCGGCGACATTGAGCGAACGAAAAAAAGGGCGAGTCTGGGCAAAGTTGTGCGTCGGTGGCGCAAACAACGTCCTGCGATTCATTGAGTGGATGCAACCGGCGTCAGCTACTCGACTTAATCGGAAGTGGAGCGAAGCGACTGCGTGGGCTAAAAGCCGCAGGGAAATGCTTGCTCACTGCAAGGACGGGCGAGTTGTCCGCAACAATCTGCAAAATGGCAAGCAAGTACGATCACATCGACTTCACGCCTCCCAGCGGCGTGCGCGAAGAAGCGGCTCGCGGCCTTGCGTGGCGTGACGAGCATGGCCGTGGCGGAACCGCCGTCGGTGTCGCCCGCGCACGCGATCTCTCCAACGGCGTGAAAATCAGCCCCGAGACCGCTCGGCGCATGAAGGCGTATTTTGACCGGCACGAGATCGACAAGCAAGGAAAGGGCTATCGCCCAGGCGAGGACGGCTTTCCATCAGCCGGCCGCATCGCCTGGGCGCTTTAGCTTTGGGGCGGCGACCCCGGTCAAGATTGGGCGAACAAGTTGGTGAAACAAATGAACGCCGCAGACCAAGAGGGCCGTAGCATGAACATCGAGCGTCGAACACTTGCGATCGACGAGGTGGAGTCTTCCGTTCCACTGCTGGCTGTTGAAAGCCGCAGCGAGGATGGCGGCGGCAGGGAGTGGATCGTCGGCTATGCGGCGAAGTTCGGGGTGAACTCGCTCGACCTCGGCGACTTCGTTGAACGAATTGACCCTGGCGCTTTCGATATCGTGGCAGAGCGGCGTGGCCGCAAGAAACCGCTCGAGACTCGCGCCTTGTGGAACCACGACGCGAACTACCCGCTCGCTCGGTACCCCGGCACGCTCAAGCTCAACGTAGACGAGGTCGGGCTGCGGTATGAGTTCCCGGTGCCCGACACTTCCTACGGGCGTGATCTGGCCGCGAACATCAGAGCCGGTATCGTGCGTGGCTCGTCGTTCAGCTTCACGGTTCCGAGCGGTGGAGATGCGTGGACGACTGAGAACGGACGCAGCCTCAGAGTCATCAGCCGTATCGACTCGCTCCTAGATGTTTCGCCAACTACGTTTCCTGCCTACCCAGATACGGATGTGAAGGTAGCCCAGCGATCCTTCAACGCCTTCCGCAGCCAGCGTGACGCCAACTCGTCCCGGCTCCTGGCGATGCAGGCACGGGCCGCAGACCTCCGCGAGTACCTCCGCAGGCATGGCCGCTAGAACGAACGACCCATGCAGTTGCCGCCGCGGCAGGCTGGAAATCGCCAGTAGCCAGCGGCACGGCGACTATCAGGTGCGGTATCTGCGGTGCCGCGCCTGCGGCTGCACGGACAAGCACGTGCTCCATGCGGTCGAGGTCCGCCGGCTGAAGGTCGGCTGATTCGTTTACTCTCGCCGCCCTTTCACTGCAAGGGTCGCGGGGTCTCTCCGTAGTTTTGAGTGTGCGGGCGGCAAGCGTCGCCCATCCCGTACACAGGAGTTTCACAAGTGGACAAGCTCAAGAAGCTGCTCGACGAACTCGCCGCGGTGGTTGCCGAGATGGAAGCGACCTCGGAAATGCCCTCCGAAGGTGACGCTCCCGCGATGAGTGCCGAGCAGGAGGCGTCCCTCCGCTCGCTCGAGACCCGTGCCGCTGGCCTCCGCGAGCAGATCGAGCTGCTGCAGCGGATCGAGGCAAAGCAGGTCGAACTGCGTGCCGTTCTGGAGCGTGCCGCTCCCGCCAAGACGGTCGAGAAGACCGAAGCCCCCGAGACCAAGGAGTCCGTCGTGGAAAACCGCAACTACGCTGTCCCCCGTGCGACCGGCAAGCTCAAGGGCTTCGTCGGCCCCAACGCCGAAGAGCGTGCCTACCGTGCCGGAATGCACCTCAAGGGCTTTGTGCTCGGCGACGAGGAGGCTCGTCGGTGGTGCCGCGATCACGGCGTCGAGAGCCGTGCCCAGGCGGGCGGCATCAACTCGCTCGGCGGCGTCCTCGTGAGCGAGGAGCTGTCGAGCGAGATCATCCGGCTCGTCGAGGAGTTCGGCGTGGTGCCGTCGGAGTTCCGCCGCGTCTCGATGAACACGGACAGCATTCTGGTCGCCCGTCGCACCGGCGGCCTGTCGGCTCGGCCGATCGGCGAGAACGCTGCTCCGACGACCAGCGATGTGACGTTCGACAACGTCAACCTCGTGGCGAAGCTGTGGGGCATCGACAACCGCGTGCCCAACAGCCTGCTCGAAGACTCCGTGGTGGACCTGGCCGACGCCATGGCCGTCGAGGTGGCGCAGTCGTTCGCGGAAGCCTTCGACAACGCGGGCCTCATCGGCGACGGCGGCAGCACGTATCACGGGACGGTGGGCGTGGCGTCGGCCATCAACGATGGCACACACACCGCGGGCGTGGTGACGGCGACCAGCCGCACGACGTTCGATGCCCTGACGCTGACCGACTTCACGAACCTCGTGGCCCGGCTTCCGCTGTTCGCTCGGCGGTCGGCGAAGTTCTACATCAGCCCGGCCGGGTACGGCTCGTCGATGCTGCGGCTCATGGTTTCCAACGCTGGCAACAATGCCTCGGACATCGCTGGCGGTGCGAACCTCCAGTTCCTCGGTTTCCCGGTCGTTCTCTGCCACCCGCTTCAGTCGGCCCTCACCGGCACGACCGGCACGGTGGCCTGCCTCTTCGGTGATATGAGCCAGGCGGCGACCTACGGCGAGCGGCGTGCGGTCACGATCAAGACCGACAGCAGCCGCTTCGTGGAGTACGACCAGACGCTGACCTTCGCGACCGCTCGCGTGGCGATCGTCGCCCACGACCTCGGCTCCACCACCAAGGCCGGCCCGGTGTGCGCCCTCAAGTTCGGCTGAACAACACCCCCTTCCTAGGAGACTCTGACAGATGAACCACGTTGCTGCTACGAAGTCCGCTGCGGCCGGCAAGGGCGCGGTCTACACGTCCTCGCAGACCGCGACCCTGACGCTCGACACGCTGGGCTACGCCTATGCGTCCATTGACGTGATCGCCGGCCCTGCGGCGTCGACGTCGAGCGTGTACCAGACCCTGACTCTTGGCGAGTCGGATGTCAGCACCGGCACCTACTCCACCGTCACGGGCTTCTCGGGCGACCTCAAGCCGGCGGCCTATGCCGGCCAGACTGTGACGGACACGATGACCGTCTCGCGGCTGGACATCGACCTCCGCGGCAAGAAGCGCTACCTGCAAGTCAAGGCGAGCCCCAACACCGACACGGTGATCGTGGTCTCGGCTCGGCTCGGCCGCGGCGAGGCTGGCCCGGTCGACGCGACCGGCAAGGGCGTGAAGGTCTCGGTCGAGTCCTGATCGCTTGACACTATCGTCATTCTGGACGGCTGGCAGGGAGCAATCCCCGCCAGCCGTCTCCTTTTTCACGAGGTACCAGAATGATCGTCAAGATCGGGAACACGGAGGCAGACATCCGCGTCGAGGCGGTGCTGTCGATGCCGCGGTTGAGCTTTACGGCCAACCACTTCGCATGGGCTCAGGCACTCATGCCGCTCGGCATTCGCCCGACGATGGGCACTGGTGCGTTCTGGGATCAGGTCAATTCTCGCATCTTCGAGCAGTTCATCGATAAGTGCGAATACATCCTCACCATCGACTACGACACGTTTTTCACGAGGGCTGACGTTGAGCATCTCTTCACGATGGCGCTCACGTTTCAGTGCGACGCACTGACCGGGCTACAGACCAAGCGCGAAGACGGGAGGCCAATGCTCACGCTCAAGGGCACGCTCGACAATCCTCCCGCGACCGGCAGCACGACGGTGCCCGCCAGTTGGTTCGGCGAGCCCGTGCAGGAGGTGGACTCCGCACATTTCGGGCTCACGGTAATCAGCACGGCCGCACTCAAGCGATGCAAGAAACCGTGGTTCTGGTCGAAGCCAGCACCGGACGGCACCTGGAATGACGGCCGATTAGACCCGGACATTTACTGGTGGAAGAACTGGCGTGAGAGCGGAAACCGCGTGTTCGTGACGCCGCGAGTGATTCTCGGCCACGGCGAGTACGTCGTGACGTGGCCCGGCAAGGATCTCAGCTCGCCTGTTTTCCAGTGGACCACGGAGTTCACGAGCAAGCTGAAAGCCCCCGACACTGCATGGAGCGTGCCCCAATCGTGAAAATCAAATTCCAGAAGAACTACTCGACTTACCGGCCGGGCGACGTTGTCGATTGCGACGAGGCAGTGGCTCGTCGGCTCATCGCCGAGGGCACTGCCGTAGCGGATCGGCAGGCCGACCTGATCGAGACGGCGGCACTTGAGCCTGGCGGCGAGTCTGCGGACCTGACTCCGCGGCGGCGGGGGCGACCTCCCAAGGAGCGACACGTTGAACTACCGCAGCATCAGGACGGTCACGCAGCCGATAGTTGAGCCTGTCTCGCTGGCCGAGGCGAAGGGCCACTGCCGGGTCGACTCGACAACCGACGACGCCTACATCGCGTCGCTGGTCACGGCGGCCCGCGAGTGGGTCGAGGCGTACATGGACGAGTCGCTCGTCCACCAGCAACTCACCATGAAGATGGACGGGTTCCCCGTCGAGATCGAGTTGCCGCGTCCGCCGATGGCAACTGCCGGCACGACGACTGCCGTCACGGTCACGTACACGCTCGACGAGAGCGGCACGACGGCAACGCTGTCCTCGACGCAGTACCGCGTGGATCGGGACAGCACGCCGGGCGTGATCCGCACGAACTACGGCGGGGCGTGGCCTGGGCACATCATGGACTACAACGCCGTCACCGTGACGTGGTGGGCGGGCCGCGGCTCGTCTGGAAGCGACGTGCCGCAGGGCGTCCGCAACGCCATCCTGATGCTCGTTGGGCACTGGTACGAGCGTCGGCTGGCGGCCGATGCCGGGGCGTTGAACGAGATCCCATTCGGCGCGAAGGCGCTGCTCGACGCTCAACGCTGGGGCTCGTACCGATGATTGACCCCGGCAAGCTCCGCGAGCGGGTGACGGTGCAGGTCGCCAGTGGCACGACCAATGCCCTCGGCGAGACGGTGCTGACGTGGTCCGACTCGTCCGCCGTCTGGGCGAGCGTGGAGGGCGTGTCGGCACGCGAGCAGATCACGGCAGGGCAGAGCCAGACGGCGATCAGCCATCGCGTGCGGCTGCGGTATCTGCCTGGCCTGACGCAGTCGCATCGCTTCTCGTGGCGGTCTCGCACGCTGGAGATTGTCAGCCTGCTCGAGCACGGCCACCGCCAAGAGCACGAGGCCATCTGCCAGGAGAACACCTAGATGGC